CAACTTTAGGATCTCTTTTTTTTGCCATCTTTCTTAGCCTTACTAGGTAATAACCCTTTATTTACTGCTCTTGCTCTTTCGCTAAATCCTAACTTTTGTTTCTTTGCTAATTTTCTTCTGATTGTATGAAGTTTAGCTACCATTTTATTTCTTTCTTTGTGTTTTTTTGGCTTGTGCAAAGTTTTTTGCAGTAGGTGCGCCTTTTGCACCCTTCTTTCTCATCTTCTCTCCACTACCAGCTTTTATTCTTTTTCTTTTTTTATGTATGTTTGCGTATAAACTCATAACATGTATCCTTAAATGTCTAAATAAATCTTGTATTACTTTGTTAAACCTTTTTGCTTTTCATATGTTCTGAGTCCTCCGATTCCGAGCATGCCGCCGAGGACAGTTAAAAGTGTACCCATATCAAAATCCGGCAGCTCTGGTAGTTCTGCACCAGCAAAGCTTGCACCAAATATAATTAGATCTTTTACGATAAAGTGATAGGCAAAAGCAATCGCACAGACCCACCCAACTGCTGGGCGCCAGCCGCCCTTAAATAAAGAGCCACTCGCTGCTTCTGCTTTGTTTATTTCTAACTGAGCGAGTAAAGCCTCCTGCGCATGTTTTTCGGACATGGTGGCTATCTCGTGAGCCAACTTAGCCTTTTGATCTGCATCAGGTATAAACTTGTCTAGTAATCCTGTAACTGGTCCTATAAGAGCTTGTAACATTAATATACCCTCACTTTATCTGTATTAACATATGGCACAAGTTTACATATACATTCGTATGTATATTGTTCATTGTCTTTCATGTATGTTTGATTACTTAAC